GACAGATTAGGCGGGCAACTAGCTGATCAATTTGTTAAAGTTGGAAATGCTAGTTTTAGTTCAGCTGTAAACTTTGCCGATGTGGGTTATACAGTAGGAAATCCTACAGCTAAATTACAAGTTTATAACGCATCTAATACTACTCCTACAATTCATAATATCTACAATAATACTATTGTATTTTCGACTACAGTGGGTGGTGTAACAGTAACACCGATGAAACTTGTAGGACAGGATGTACTTCCTGGAGTTACAACAGCAAGTAATTTAGGTAATTCCAGTTACCAATGGGCAAATGTGTGGGCAACTACATTTAACGGTACTGCAACATCTGCAAGTACTTTGATTTATAACAATGGTTCAGTTAGTCCAACCGTATCAGCTACTGCTAATACTGTTGCAATCCGTGATACTAACGGTAATTTAAATGCTGTTACATTTAATGGTGCAAGTACTAGCAGTTACTATGCTGACTTGGCAGAAAAATATCTTCCTGATGCAGAATACCCAGTTGGAACAGTTGTTTCAATCGGTGGCGAAAAAGAAATTACTGCAAGCACAGTGGGTGATAGAGCCATCGGTGTTATAAGTGGAAGTCCAGCTTACATGATGAACAGTGATTTAAAAGGTGGCGTATATGTTGCTCTAAAAGGTCGTGTTCCGGTATTCATCGACGGCACAGTTGCTAAAGGTGATAAAATTGTAGCTGACTCTAATGGTGTGGGTGTAGCAATAAATCCGTTGTTTGGCGACGGAACATTAGTATTTGCCATTGCACTAGAAAGTAACGATCAATCAGGTGTTAAGCTTGTAGAATGTGTTGTGCTTTAAAAAAGACGTTATATAAAGGATAAAAAATGGCTGGACAAGGCACGAAGATTCTCGCTAGTGATTTTAATCAAATCCAAACGATTATTGCCAACGTACTAGGTACAGGATCGGGTTCTCTTGGGTATGGACAGCCTGTTACAAGTAATCAAGTAACGATTGGTAGTAAAATTACAGCGTCGGGATGGCAACAGTTAAGAAATGATTTGATAGCCGCACGCCAGCATCAAACTGGTAATGATGAAAGCGGTAATTTAACATTAACTACTACTGGTGTTATTGTTAGTGAAGCCCTTAGATCTCAATATTTAACTTTTGCAAATTTAGTTCAAGGCGAGACCAATCGTATAGCAACATCGGGACAGTCAACTGTTTATCCTATAAGTAATGTATCTAGAAGCAATCCTTGGTCTGGTACAATAACACACCAAATTATTTTAAATTTTGGAAGTTCAAATGCAGCCAGATACTTTTTTAATTCAGGTAGTAATATTAAATTTAGTGCTAGTTTAGACAATACAAGTACTCCTTTAAATTCAGATTGGAACGGCTTGCTAAGTGCTATGGGTGTTATTACTATGAACTATAATAGTACACTAGCTACAGGGTCAGGATCTTCTGCAGGAAGTATCGGGTTTAATCAACTTACTAGCACACCTCAGACCATTTTTACAAAACAGGCAAGTTCTTATTCTGGCGATCAATATCAAATACTTGCCAGTGTTGATGGTACTAGAAGTGTACTTACTTTTAGTATAAGATTCCAAGCTTCTGCTCCGGGTCCGGGCGGTAGAGTAGTTGAACAAGTTACTGGGAATTTAGCCAGTACAGTTCAAGCTATATATGCGTCAGGCTCAAACGTATCAATGACAACTCCTACTAATTACCTTCCAAGCGTAACACAGTCAGGACCTTAATCTCCTAATCAATTAATAAGATAATTATAGTAGTGTATAATACATTACGGAGTTATCTATGGACGAAAAAATTGAAAAAGCTTTTGCAGTGGCAAATTTTATGGCTACACTGGCAAATCAGCGTAGGATTATTTTAGAAGAATATAATCAAAGTTTGTTATACTATAAAAATGGAGCTACGTTTCGTGTAACTCCTGAACTAATAAGCCTAGTTAAGATACACATAGATTCTGAAAAAACTACAGATGTTGCATTTGTAGATCTAAACAATTTGCCAGTTATCATTCCTTCTGTCCAGGATTTCTTTAATGATATAACTGATTTATATTTTAAAGCAACAGCAGAGTACGCAGAAAAATATAAAAATATCAAATCAAAACGTAAAATTGCCGACATTATTGATCTATGAACGGTGCCGTAATATTTGCTCAAAATAATGCAAGAGTCGATTATGTTAAACTTGCAGTTTTTGCCGCCAACCAAATAAAAAAATATTTGAATATTCCTGTTAGCATAATAACAGATAGTCGTGGCTGGCTTGAACAAGCCTACCCAGATCATCCCTTTGATCAAATTATCGATATCGAGTCTAAGTCTGAACAACAGTTAAAAAAATTTAACGATGGTTCGTTATATGGTACAAATATAGAGTGGAAGAATAAAGAACGCACTAGCATTTATCAGTTAACACCTTATGATAAAACTCTAGTAATAGATAGTGATTACATTATAAACTCTGATATTTTAAAATCAGTATTTGACAACAATTACGATTTACAAATTTATCGTAATGGCATGGATCTGGCAGGATGGCGGGATACTAGTGAATTTAATAGAATTAATTCTTATACCATTCCTTTTTATTGGGCCACTGTATTTGTATTCCAAAAAAATATAGTAATGGAATCATTTTTTATTTTAGTTGACTATATTAAAACCAACTGGGATTATTTTAAGCTATTGTATAATATTAGATCTGACACTTATAGAAATGATTTTAGTTTTAGTATTGCTATTCATTTATTAAATGGAAAACAAGAAAACGATTTTGCAGTAGAATTGCCTGGAAAAATGACTTACATTTTAGACAAGGATTTTTTAGTATCTGCAAAAGATAATGTAATGAATTTTTTGGTAGAAAAAGAAAAATACTTGGGCGAATATACTTTAGTAAAAACTACAGGATTAGATGTTCATGTAATGAATAAATCTAGTTTAAACAGATATATAGACGGAGGTTCGGGTGTCTAAAGGATTTTTAGTATTTGCACAAAACTCTGATTCGGTTGATTATGTACAACAAGCATACGCACTGGCATTAAGTATTAAGTTTAGTCAAAATGAAATTACTGATATTAGTATAGTGACCAATGATGATGTGCCTTATGAATATCAAAAAGTATTTGACCAAATAATTCCTATTCCTTATTTTAAAGAAGAAATTAGTAGTACCTTAAAAACAGAACATAGATACCAATTATATGCTGCCACACCTTACGATGAAACTATCGTATTGGATAGTGATATGTTAATACTAGAAGATTTAGAAAAATATTGGGATTATTGTACACATAAGGATGTTGTATTCTGTAATAAAATATTAAATTATAAATTAGAATATATTACAGAAGATACAATACACAGACAAGCATTTATATCTAACCAGTTGTCAAATCCTTATTATGCTTTACATTATTTTAAAAAATCTGAATTTGCACAAGATTTTTTTAAAGTACTAGAATTTGTTTGTAACAACTGGGAAAAATGTTGGACAATATTTGCACCGGTAAAATATCAAAATTGGTCTAGCATGGATTTAGCAACTGCGATTGCTATTGAAATTATGGGAGTACATTCTGAAGTTTTAGATAATGGAAATCCTATGAGATTTGTACATATGAAATCTCCTATTCAAGGGTGGTCTGGTGTACACGAAAAATGGACAGACGCAGTAGCTTATATGTTAAATTCTAAAAAAGAATTACTAGTAGGAAATATTAAACAACCAGAAGTATTTCATTATGTTGAAAAGGATTTCATAACAATGGAGTTTTTAAAAAAATTGGAGGAATTAGTAAATGGCTAAAAAGAAAAAAATAATTCCTCCTCCTCAATTATTACCTTCAACATTTTATATACATTATGATTTTGAAACTGGTAATATAGTTTCTGTATCAAATGAAAAGCTAACAATACACACACATTCTTTAGAGATTACATTTGAAGAATATGAAAACTTTATTTTAAATAAACATAAACTAGTTGATTTCAAAGTAGAAGATGACCGTTTAATTTGTACCAAAATTGATAAATCTAAAATAAAAATTAACAAATTAAAAGAAATAAACAGTGATAAAACTGCTGATATTGAAATCTATTACGATAATAATTATTGGACTTTTCTACTAAATTCTGGTGCAAGGCAACAATACTATGATAAAAAAATTATTAACACAGATATTGTTATTTTTCTTACATCAGCTAACGATAGAAATTATTTAATCAATACCTTTAAATTAAATTTAAAAGAATTAGTGCTAGATAAAAGTGTTATACCTTTTACAATGGAAAAAGATATTGATTTTTCATTAATAACTAATTCAGATTTAGTATACAATTTAAATAAGGATACACATGAGTAATATAATAAAAGTTATAGAGCAGGATATTATTTTCCTCAGTTACAATGAAGCAAATGCAGAAAAGAACTATGCAGATTTATTAACAAAAGTGCCTTGGGCAAAACGTGTACATGGAGTAAAAGGCAGCGATGCGGCACATAAAGCATGTGCGGCACAATGCGAAACTGAATATTTTGTCACAGTAGACGGTGACAATATCGTTGACCCTAAATTTCTAGAAGTAGAAGTAGACATAGACGCTTTGGGTTTAACAAGGGATCATGTTTTTAGTTGGTGCGGTCGAGTTCATGTTAATGGATTAATGTATGGTAATGGCGGACTTAAGATGTGGACACCTAAGTTTGTAAACAATATGCGTACACATGAAAATAGTAATCCTAATGATACAAAAGGTTTGGTAGAATTTTGTTTTGATGACAGGTACTACCAATTTACTGAAAACTATAGCGAAAGTTTCACTAATGCTACTCCTGAGCAAGCATGGAGAGCAGGATTTAGAGAAGGCGTAAAGATGTCATTGGATCAGGGTGCTAAAGTGTCTGATCTTAAAAAGACTCATTGGCAAAATTATCATAGGCTATTAATATGGTGTAGCGTTGGCGCCGATGTTGAAAATGGTATATGGAGCATACTAGGAGCTCGTGAAGGTGCATATATGACTAATTGTACTGATTGGGATTATAGTAATGTTCGAGATTTTGATTGGTTAGCAGAGCATTGGAAAAATGAACACGAAGGAAAAGAATCAAGTGTAACATCTGCTTACATTAATTTTTTAGGAAAAAAATTAATGGATGATCTTGGATTAGAAATTGCTAATTTAGATCCAGCTGGTAGTAAATTCCTTAAAACAGTTTATAGTAATGCTCCCAGGAGAGTTCGTCCAAATGTATGATATTGTTTTTATATCGTATGACGAGCCTAATGCCGATTTAAATTTTTTAGAATTAGTTGGAAATCCCGCCGTATCGACTCCTAATATTTTCAGAGTTAACGGTATAAAGGGAATACAAAATGCACATATCGAAGCCGCAAAAAAAACAACTACTACGATGTTTTATGTAGTTGATGCAGATGCAAAGTTATTGCCTAGCTTTAAATTTAATCTAAAGTTAGACCCTAGCGAAGAAGATATTGTACATGTTTGGCATAGTAGGAATTCAGTTAACGGGTTAGAATATGGATACGGCGGTGTTAAGCTCTTACCACGACAATTAACGATAGATATGGATATAACAAACCCAGATATGACAACAAACATATCTAAAAGATTCAAAGCTATTCCAAAAGTAAGTAATATAACAGCGTTCAATATTGATCCGCTTAGTACCTGGCGTAGTAGTTTTAGAGAATGTGCAAAACTA